TAATTTCCCATCTACATATAATAACTTTAATTATAATTCTCAAGAAAGTACTTTAACTTGATATATATATATGCTATACTAGAACCATCGAAGAAAGGGGGTACTTGAAATGAAACTGAACACCGAACGTGTTGCGCATGAAACTATTCGTTCTATTTTGGACGATAGTCATATCTTTCATACAGTAGGTTCAATTCTCAGCAATGACGAATTAATCGTTACTGTAATTATCGAGGATGAACGGTTTATTTTTACGTTTAATTATCGTTAACTTCCACGCGGCGCACATGCGAAAGTGCGTGCGCCGCGATGGGTGTTAACTATCAACCTATAAAGAGGGGTGCGTATCATGCTGGAGTATAACGAATACAACGAATTAGAAACTATTGCTAGTGAGATAGCATATTTACGTTATCACGCACGGTGCGAAGCTGGAAGGTTCAACTACGTTCATGAAAGTATGGGTTTGGAACGTGCGTTGGAAATATGTGGCTACACCGTCGGTACCAACGTATATAAAAACTATTTTGATAATGTAGTAGTGGAAGTGCGGATATTCAATAGTGAATTCGATAAAGTGTTCACGTTCTGCTTTATGGAGGGAGAATTCTAATGTTGACTACTGGAATGCTTGAGAAAATGGCGAAAGCGATCGCTAGGGCGGCGTATGAGTCAAAGTTTGGTAGACAGATTTTAGCCTATTATGCAAGAGATAAGCTTGCGGGCATGTTAGATATTATGCTTTGTTTAGAAGCGACTTTCTCTTATCGCGTTGATTCGGCTATATATGTAAATATCAAGCATCATAATAATACATATGCATATGTATTTGAATTTGATGAGGTTTGTTAATGAACGGCTATGAAAAGTATTGCGAATTAGCCAATGAAATCGGGTACGAAGAAATCGCCGAATCATTCGCTAGGGCTATATGCGATGATGAACTTTCAGAAATATGCGATTTTATCGCCCGAATGTTTGGCATCGAATTCGAAGACGAAGATTAACTTCCACGCGGCGCACATGCGAAAGTGCGTGCGTCGCGATGGTGTTAACCGAGATATTGCTCAGAACATTATCGAGGTAATCGATGAAAAGTTGAAGGCAACCCGTATAACAGGAGCGCGCGACTTGCTTCGCTATATTTCGAATCAACTTGAGCAGATATACTAGGAGGGTGCATCATGCGAAAACTACGGCAATATATGTGTACATTTCATTGCGGCGATCAATCAATAGGCACTGTTATGTACGTATCGTTTCATCGAAAGGGTTCAAAGGCGAACGTCGATGATGCATACCGCGCGATAAAGCGAAAGTTCGCCGTGCGGGTTCGACAAAACGCCGAGATTGATTCTATCGTCCGATATGAGTTTGAAGGGTATATGTGATGAAAGAGGGTTTGAAAATCGTAGCCGACGCGCTGGACTTGCCCGAGCTTGCCCGTTACGTGCGGAAAGCGACATTTATAGGGTTTATGCGGTTTGCGGGCTGGATGGCGACGGGCGCGTTGATTCTCGTCTTCTTGCTAAGTCTGTGAAGACTTTATGAAAAGTTATACGCCCGATAAATACCGACTTATCGGGTGTATAATGGATATGTTGGGTGTTACCGATAAGAGGAAAAACAATGGCTAATATCATCCGTACTATGAACGTCTACAACGTCAAGGCGTTCGATATCGTGGAAAGCGACGGAGAAATGAACGTTGAGGTTATTTGCGAGACGGAAACCGTCGATACCAGCATGACAACGGGCAAGGCGCGTGCGGCACTTGCCGAAGTCGCAGGCAAGCCCATGCCGCGCGGCTGCACCGTGAAATGGGAGCAGACGGGTCGAATCGTCTATGCGATGCCGCTTGAGGAGTTCATCGCTGCGGCTTCCGTCCTCGAAACCGAATAAAGACAGAGAAAGGAAATACCATGTCCAACGAAATCATCGTGTCCAGCTCAGACATCGCCGACGGCATCCGCAACTACGACGTGCGGGAGCTGGAAGGTACCAAGCTTGCGGCGTTCTGCTCCGTCAAAGCGGAAACCATGGCAGAGAAGGCACTCGTGTTCAACGCGGCGAACAACCCGCAGCACAAGGTGAACGACTTCATAAACAAGACCATCCTGCTCAAGGATATCTACGCCGAAACCCTCGAACTCTGCAACGAGGAGACGGGCGAATACGAGAAAGCCCCACGCATCGTCCTTATCGACGTGAACGGCGAAGCGTATGAATGCGTCTCCGTCGGAATGTTCTCTTCCCTCAAGAAGCTTATCGCAACGTTTGGCGAACCGACCTGGGACGAGCCTATCCCCGTAGTGGTGAAGCAGGAAAAGGTGAAGAACGGCTCCATGCTGACCATGAGCGTGCAGCTCTAGATTATGCAGCAGGCAACGTAGATGCGCGCTGCCTGCTTTTTCTGAAAGGAGATGAAATGAGAAAGTGCGAAGACATGATGACCCGAGCGGACAAAGATTTGCTGCTGACGTTCGTAGATGGCGCATCATTCCGCGTGCTGCGTAAAGACGAATGGGAGTTTGAAACAATTCCGCAAGGAGTCAGCGTCGTGAACGTGCATGAAAGCGGTCGGTTCGAATACCTGTTCACGAAGTCCGACAAATACCCCGTGGAAGTAGACAGCGTGGAAATGATGGGCGAATTCGTGGACGATTACGCCGACGGAGAGAAAGGGCTATACCTCTACATAAACTCTTGCATGTTACCCGTCGCGTCAAAGCACCGTCGCTATGCTTACTAAGAACGGCATATGCTACGACCTTGAGAATTCGCCGTTTGTCTGCACGACCCCGTTTTTCGAATACAGGTTTTCAAGCGGAACGCATCTTCGCAAATTCAAAGACAACGTCGATTCTAGGAAATCGTGGCTCAACGATTCCATGTCTAGGAGATTCCATATCGACGTTGACATGGAGATACTTGCAGAGTTGCAGCTTTATATGCAGGTGGAAACACGCGGGTTCTACGTTAGCGGCGGTGAAAAAGTATGGCGAAGCGCAGAGAATATAAGATTAAGTGGACTGAAAGTCAGTGGAGAAGACTCGCTGGAGCCGTCCGTTCGTACAACAACGCGGTGAGGGAAGCCAAGGCTGCAGACCCTAACGCATCGGTATACCTTCCTTCCGAGGTCGATTATCATTCTCTCAAGGCGGGCATCACCACCGCCCGCGCCCTCAAGAACACGGTCAACAGGCTTAAGAGAGCGACAGCACCAGGAGCTTTGCAACCTGTGCGTCAGGAGGGCGGCGGAATCGTCACGAAATGGGAGCGCAAGGAGTTCGCCATCCTGAAATCGGTGCGGGAGCGCAGAAAAGCCGCCGAAGCACGCAAGCTCAAGGAGGCGAAGAGGAAGTACACCCTAGGCTCTTACAAGAATGCACGCCTGGAGCCTGACAGACGCAAAGGCTCCGAACTTTCAGAGAAGGGGCTTCGAAGGTTCATAGAGACGCAATCGATAGAGCTTGCCAAGTCGAGCAGGGAACGCGCCGAGAGGTACTTCGAGAACTACATAGAAGCCCTTGAAAGGGTCTTCGGCGGGTTCGCAGAGTATGACGAAGACGTGTCGAGAATCAAGGAAATCATTCGGAACGGCATAGAATCGGGACTTCCCGACATGGACGAATGGTTGGAGAACTCGCCCGCGTTAGAGTTCGTCTACGATCCCTACGAGAGAGGCATGAAGATGGACGTTCTCACCGATTACTGGCTGTCTCTGGGAAAGGGTAAGAATGATTGAGGGAATGCAGCTTGAGCGTCTTGTCTGGAATTTCGATGAAGAGGATGAATATGACATGCCATCGTACACGGCGGACTTCGAAACCACCGTACTTGAAGACGATTGTCGAGTATGGGCGTGGGCTACGTGTCGAATAGGCGACGAATCTGACATGCAGTTCGGAAACGACATAGGGACGTTCCTCGAATGGTGCCGCGTGCATTGCGGGTGCAAGGTGTACTTCCACAATCTCAAGTTCGACGGCAAGTTCATCCTGCATAGGGTTCTTTCCGACGGATGGCGTTGGGTTCCTACGGAGACTGAAAGGGCTTCTCGGACGTTCTCCACGCTTATCTCCGACATGAACCAGTGGTATTCGGTGCGGCTGTTCTTCGACGAGTGCAGAAGCGTCGAGTTCCTTGACTCTTTGAAGGTCATACCGCTGCCTATATCTGCTATTCCGAAAGCTTTCGGTCTGGACGTGGAGAAGCTCGATATGGATTATGTCGCATACAGAGAGGTCGGGCATGAGCTGACGGAGCACGAGAGGGAGTATATATCGCATGACGTGATAATCGCCGCCAAGGCTATGGGGATAATGCTCGGCGAGGGGATGCGCAAGATGACGGCGGGTTCCAACGCATTCGCCGACTACAAGCGCATGATAGGCGGCTCGAAGAGGTTTCGCGACTGGTTCCCCGTCCCAGACTACGACAGAGACCTCCGAGACGGCGGATGCTATAAGGGAGGGTTCACCGCTGTGAACCCGAAGTTCGCGGGCAAGGAGGTAGGGGCTGGAATATCCTTCGACGTGAACAGCCTGTATCCTTCCGTGATGGCGGCATCCCATGGGGAGGTTCTACCGTTCGGCGAACCCGTGTATTTCGAGGGAGAGTATTCATACGATTCGGAATACCCGCTTTATATACAGTATGTGGAAGCCGACTTCACCGTGAAGGACGGGCATATCCCGTGTCTTCAGCTCAAGGGCAACATGATGTTCGCCGAGACGGAGTATATATCCGATTCCAAGGGATTGCAGACGCTTTGCCTGACGAGCGTCGATTTGGGCATGCTCTTCGAGCAGTACGACGTGTGGGACATACGGTATCTGCGGGGCTACAAGTTCAAAGGCTCCACGGAGCTTTTCAAGGATTATGTGAGCAAGTGGACGGAAGTGAAGATAAAGGCTGGCAAGGAGGGGAACCAGGGCATGCGCACAATCGCCAAGCTCCAGCTGAACAGCCTGTACGGCAAGCTCGCGACGAACCCCGTGAAGCAGTCGAGAATGCCCTACCTCGAAGAGGGTGTAGTCAAGTACGCGTTGACGGAACCCGAGGAGAAGGAGCCGCAGTATCTTCCAGCAGGGGCGTTCATCACGAGCTATGCGCGCAGGTTCACCGTCCGCGCCGCCCAGGCGAACTACGACAGGTGGCTGTACTGCGACACCGATTCGGTGTACCTGCTCGGGGACGAGCCGCCGAAGGACATGTTCGTGGACGCTTTCGAGCTGGGAGCATGGAAGCAGGAGCATTCGTTCGACAGGTTCAAGGCGATACGCGCCAAGACCTACTGCTTCGAAGAGGGCGGGGAGCTGACCGTCCATTGCGCGGGCATGCCATCCAAGTGCCATGAGAACGTGACGATGGAGAACTTCGAACCTGGAAGCTCGTTCGAGGGCAAGCTCAAGCCGAAGGATGTCAAAGGCGGTATAATACTCGTGGACGATGTGTTCACCATCAGGGAATAGGAGTGTATTATGGGAAGATTCGCAGAGATGTTGAAGGAAATCGCAATGGAGGACGATTCCGACAAGCGTTTGGAACTTTCCACAGCGTTCGATTCGGAGGTAGAGAAGCTCGATTCCGACATGGAATCATACGAGCAGACCGTAGCCGACCGAGATGCTTATCAGAAAGAGCGCGACGAGTGGAAGCAGCGTTACGCCGACAGGTTCTTCGACGGCAACGAAGGCGACACGGATGAAAACTCCATAAACAACATGTATAATAAGGAAGTCAAGAAAGAGAGCAAGCCGCTCGGTTACGCGGCTCTCTGGGACTAAGGAGGAAAAAAAGACATGCCCGTAAAGCCAAGCGTCAAACCCGCCAAGGCGAAGCTAGACCCCGTAGGCGTGATGAAAGCCGTCATGGAGGAGACTCCCGAGCTTGTATCTCCGCTGCTCGAACGCGGCATCATCCAGCAAGCCGATGACGGCTCCATCAACATCTCGGGAACCACCGAGACCATCCATGCAATCGGAGATTACGTTACCAACTTCACGCCCGCTGCGAACGCTTACGTGAACGCCCTGGTCAACCGAATCGCCTTCGTCACCATCTCTTCGAAGATGTATACGAACCCCTGGGCTGTGTTCAAGAAGGGACGTTTAGAGTTCGGCGAGACGGTCGAGGAAATCTTCGTCAACCTGGCTAAGCCCTTCCAGTTCTCCCCGAGCACGGCGGAGCGGGAGGTCTTCAAGCGATACGTCCCCGACGTTCGCGCCGCATTCCACACGATGAACTTCCAGAAGTACTATCCCACCACCGTTTCCGACGACCAGCTCCGTCAGTCGTTCCTCTCATGGCAGGGTGTGACCGACCTTATCGCCCGAATCGTGGAGTCCGTGTTCGCGGCGGCGCAGACCGACGAATACCTCGTGCTCAAGTACATGCTCGCCCGCGCAATCCTCAACGGAGACATCGCGCCCGTGGTCGTACCCGCCATGAGCAAGGAGAATGCGTCCGACATCGCGACGGTGTTCAACGAGACCTCCATGAATCTGGAGTATCAGAGCAACGCTTTCAACATCGCTGGCGTGACCACCCACACCCCGCAGAGCGAGCAGTACCTCATCACCACCACCAAGTTCCGCGCCGTGATGAACATGAACGTCCTCGCCGCCGCGTTCAACATGGACAAGGCGGAGCTGATGGGTCACGTCATCAACGTCGATTCGTTCGTCAACATGGACTGGGCGCGTCTCGACCTTCTCTTCACGGACGAGAACGGCAATAAAGACCCGTCCTACAAGCCCTGGACGGAAGAGGAGAAGACCACCCTCGCAGGCATCCCCGCCGTCATGACCTCCATCGATTTCTGGCAGGTCTGGGACAACTTCGAGAAGATGAGCGAGAACTACAACGGCCGCGGTCTGTACTGGAACTACAACTACCACGTGTGGAAGACGTTCTCCATCTCCCCGTTCGCCCAAGCTGCCGTCTACACCGCGACGGCTGGTTCCGTCACGAGCGTCACGGTTTCCCCGACGGCTGCGACTCTGCCGCCTGGCGCGGATATCGAGCTTTCCGCCACCGTGTCCCGCACGGGCGTTGTGAGCAAGAGCGTCGAATGGTCGCTGACTGGCAACCAGTCCACGGGAACCTACGTCACCGATGACGGCAAGGTTCACATCGCCAAGGACGAGCAGGCGGCAACCGTGGTCGTGAAGGCGACGAGCATCGCCAACCCGAAGATGAGCGTTCAATGCACCGTCACCGTCAACCAGGCTTAGCATCAATAGAGGGCATCTTCGGATGCCCTCCGTCTTCGAAAGGATGCGAGACATGGCATTCCAGCCTAGCACGAGCATTTACATAGGCACCGTACCGTTCGATTCCTCGTATCGGCACGTCTACTACATACCCGACAGGCAGCAGCAGGAGAGCTATTTCCTCTCATGCTGTCCTAACGAGCTTCGGCGAAACGACTACACCTATCAGCGGCTGCAGAACGCCGTGGTGGTTCCATTCAACGCCGAGGAGTTGTACGGGTACAACTACTGCATGTTCAAGAACGCGAACTACGGCAACAGGTGGTTCTACTCGTTCATCGCCGATATCGAGTACGTGAGCGAGAACAGCTCCCGCCTCTACCTCAAGCTCGACATATTCCAGACGTGGTTCCCCGACTGCGAGGTTCCCGCATGCAACGTGGAGCGCGAGCACGTCAACGACGATTCCATCGGGGCGCACATCCGAGACGAGGGTTTCTCCGTCGGCGAGATGAAGGTTCAATATTCAGTGTACGACTACCTCACGCTGTGGCTGGCGGTGGCATCCGCCGCCGAGCCGCTTAACGACGGCACCTATGTCAACGTCGCGGGGGACAACTATCAGAAACTACCGTCTGGCACGAGCGTCACCGTCTTCGACCCCGTTACGCAGATGGGCGAGTTCAAACGCTTCATGAACGAGCTTTCCAACAACGGTCAGCAGGACGCGGTGTCCGCCGTGTACATGGTTCCCGCCGAGATAGTGCCTGGAGTGTCTTCGAAGGAGAACGGCGTGGGCGGAGCATGGATCGACGCTTCGAAGCCGACGCGCAAGGAGACGCTTGAGTGGAGCATGGGGTATACGACGCTCGACGGATACACGCCGAAGAACAACAAGCTCTACTGCTATCCGTTCGAATACGTGGAGATATCCAACATGGCTGGGCAGGTGCAGCAGCTTCGAATGGAGCTGATGCCCCAGCCTGGCGCGACCCTCTTCCTCACGAGAACGGGCGGCACCGACGTTAACAGTCGTACCGTGTACTACCCGCGAGATTACAACGGGGCGGAGTGGTTCTACGAAGGCGTCGTGACGCTTCCGCCGTATCCTACGTGCAACTGGGTCTATCAGTCATGGGCTAATATCGAAGGAAGCCACAGGATGACAGGCACCGTGTCGTTGCCCGTCTACGAGTCGGGCAGAGGTTACTATGCGCCATCGCCGCTTACTTCGCAGGGTGTGGGGTTCACGGACGTTCCTTATGATTTCAACACTCTCACGCAGGGCAAGCCCGTCGAATCGCTCGTTCAGTCGATAGGACAGATTTTCAGCGCGGACATAGGAACGGGCATCGTCAACACCGCTATGAGCCAATACAAGGTTCAGGCGGAGCTTTCGAAGCTCCAGCGCACGCCCAACACGCAGCGCGGCGGAACCAATTCATCGGCAGTCCTCGTCAACACGGGGACATACGGGCTAGTCGCCCGCAAGTACACATGTCGAGCAGAGATTGCCAAGCAGATTGACGATTTCTTCTCGACGTACGGATATCTCGTCTCCGAGACGAAGAAACCGAATCTGACGGGACGCAGGTCGTGGAACTATGTCAAGACGAATGCGTGCAACGTGCGCGGCAAGGTTCCGCCGAACGTGCTTTCCGCGTTCAATTCCATGTTCGACGGCGGCATCACGTTCTGGCACACGCCCGACGTTGGCAACTATGCGCTCGACAATTCCATCGTGTAAGGAGGGATTATGGGAAAAGCGGAGATATTCACGGGGTTCAGGATGCCCGACGGAAGCATTCCGCCTGGTCTGAAAGGCAACGCGGTACAGCGGGAGAACGACTTCCTGAACGATTCCACGTATCTGTCCTACATGTGGCGACTGTACGACCTCGCCGTATCGGTATTCGAATGGAAGAACCTTCCCGAAGGCATCAACGAGAGGATGATAGAGAGGTTCCTGCTCGCAAACGGCATGGCGCTGTTCGTGTACGACGAGGGAATCAAGGCAGACCCTATGCAGCGCAGCCCCGAAGGCTACGCCATGATGCAGATGACGTTCTCTGGACAGTTCGACATATACAACATCCCCGAGAAGCGCATGGTGTATTCTGGAAATTCCAAGCATACCTCCATGGAGTTCGATTCGACCAACAGCGTGATATGCTTCAACGACAACCTCGGAACGCCGACGTTCTGGACGCTCGATTTGTACGCCAAGCGCCTGTGGCGGTTGGAGCGTTGCATCGACGTGAACATCGAGCAGCAGAAGACCCCGCGCATCGTGAAGTGCAGCGAAAAGCAGCGGTTGACGATGAAAAACCTTTTCGCGCAGGTGGACGGCTTCATGCCGACCGTCTGGGCGGATAAAGACCTCGACCTGGCGGGCGTGGAGGTTCTGGACACGTCCTCCCCGTTCGTGGCGCACGACTTGCAGGTAGTCAAGCATCAGATATGGAACGAAGCCCTCACCTTCCTGGGTATCGAGAACACCAACACCGACAAGAAGGAGCGCATGGTCGCCGACGAGGTTCTCTGTAACATGGGCGACGTGGAAGCGCAGCGTTTCACACGCCTTAACTGTCGCAAGCAGTTCTGCGAAGAGGTCAACGAGCTGTTCGGGCTTGACATCGACGTGGACTTCAGAAGCGGCATGTACATCCGCACCGACAAGGAGGGCAAAGTCCCCGTCGACGGCATGGAGAGTACGGGAATCGAAGCGTCGGGAAACAGCGGATACGAAGGCGGTCTGTGGAGAGCCGTCAAGAACGCCCTGAAAAGGAGGTAGATATGGATTACTACGAGATGGACGGGCATTCGTGCCTGGAAGCCATCGCCATAGCCACGAAGGGTCTGGAGGGCATCGACGCTTTCATCGTCGGCAACATCGTGAAGTATTCAAGACGTGCGGGGCGCAAGCCTGGCGAGCCGTTCGAGAAGGACATGGCGAAGTGCGGGCATTACGCCCGCATGCTGTGCGGAGGAGGGGAAAAATGAGCGGTTACACTACGCAGCTTCGATGGGTGGTAGAGCAGAAGCTGGAAGACCTGGGCATGGAATGCACCGAGAAGAACTGGCAGTACGTCTGGCATACGCTCGGTCTTTCCGACTACCCGATATTCGACGAGATGCACCGCTCCGCGCTCAACGCCATGATTATCAGACGGTACTGGACGCGGGAGATAGGCGCGGAGACCGTCGGAAGGTTCGCATGGTTCGTGCGCGAGACGATGCACTCCATCATGCCCTATTACAACCAACTGTACAAGTTCGTCGAGAAGTTCGAGGAGCTAGACCCGCTGACGGACTGGAAGATGACGGAGAAGGGAGATTCGAGCGGAGATTCCCGCAATTCCAGCGAGACGAGGGGGTCTGCGCAATCGTCCGATTCGAGCAACGACCACTCGACGAACGTCTTCTCCGACACGCCGCAGAGCGAGATGGTTCCCGCCCAGATAGAGAACATGGAATATGCGACCACCGTCACGATTAACGATTCCGATTCGTCCTCTTCGGCATCCTCTTCGAGCACGGCGGAAGGCAGCGGCGAGAGCGATTACAAGAACCGTTACGGAAAGACCGAGGAAGGCTACAAGCGACCGCCTTCCGAACTGTTGAAGCTGTATAGGGAGAACATCCTGAACATAGACAGAATGGTGGTAGAAGACAGGGAGCTTAAAGAGTGCTTCATGGGGGTGTGGTAGATGCCGAACGCAGACCTGGGCAACCCGAATTTCTTCAAGACGTTCCTGGGAAGGTTCGAAGCGGTGCTTCCCGACGGCGGGAAAACGCCCGTCATGCTCACGGCGATGAACGAGGTGTGCATGATGCAGGACTTGACAGCCGACGCGGACGGACTGCTTATGACGCTGCCCGAACAGTGCCGCCCGAAGAACCCTATCAGGTTCGCGTGCGTCGTGGAAAAGCCCGTTTCGCGGGAGACGGTGACGGTCGCTCGGCAGATTGGAACCGTCGAGGGAGCCGTTAAAACAGGGTTTAGAAATTTCTATTCCCCTAGAACGGGGTTCGAAGACGGTATGACGGCAGGGCAATACGACGCTCTATCGACGGATAACCCCCAAATGCCCATATTGGGGAAGGTTGACATTCCCGTGATTGAGAATGTAACATTGAATCTAGGTTCTGGCGGTTCCGATTCATTCGTGACGGTCGGTTCAGACGGACGCGTCATCGGCTCGCCTGGTGCGATGCATCGTCTGAACGGCATGTCATTCTACGCTATAGACAGATACTATCTGTGAGGGGAGGTGATTACATGGCTTACGAGATGCGAATCGACCTGCTCCGGCCCGTGTGCAACAGGGTTCTCCCCGCCGTCTACACGGACGAATTGAGCTACTACGAGGTGCTCTGCAAGGTCACTTCGAAGCTCAACGAGGTAATCGAGCTTGTCGGCGATTACGCCACCGTCGAGCAGATTAAGCAGAGCATTAAAGACCTGGCGGAATACGTGGACAGGCAGGACGAAGCCTTGCGGGAGTATTCCGACGCTAAGGACGAAGCGCTCAAGAACTACCTGCTAGACGTTATCGCCAACTCGGCTCTCGGGAAGGTTACCGTTCTTTCCAACACGGTGGGCGGATGGGTCAAGCTCCAGCCTGAGCTTGACCGCATGTACGACTACCTGCGTTACTGGGCGTTGGCTGCCTACCTGGCGGATGGGAAGGAATACACGGCTCAAGCATACGATGGGCTGGAGATTCGAGCTTATGATTTCGACGTGTATTCCGCCGTGTCTTACGGTTACACGGCTCTGCCGTACCCGAACTATTCTTACGAACGAAAGGAATGACGATGCCATCTACCAACAAAACCCCGTATGCGGAGCTTCCGCAGTTCCTGCCGTCGGACAAGCCCACGTGGCTCGGGGATATCAACAACGCAATGCTGAAAATCGACGGCAAGCTATCCGAGGGCAACACCAAGAACACGCAGCAGGATTTGCAGATTGCGACCGCGCTTGAAAACTCCGCCAACGCAGCCACGGCAGCCCAGGAAGCCAAGACCGCAGCAGAGAGCGCGGTTGCGAAAGCAGACGCTGTGTCTGCTCGCCTTCCCGTCGGAACCGCCGATATCAGAGACGGCGCGGTGACCGCGACCAAGCTCGATTCGACCGCGATGAACGCGATTCTCAAGGGCATGACCATCAAAAGGTTCTCCACCTACGAGCAAGGTGCCGACAACGACGGCATGGTAGTCCCCACTGGTGTCAACCTCGAAGGTTTCTATTTCGTGGAAATAGGGCTCTTGGTAGTCACCACATTCAGCGGCAAAGCCGCCAACCTGTACTATATCTCTGGCACCCCGAGCTGCTATCTGCCGTCGTATGTGCAGATTCGAGTCAGAGACGGCTCGGGTCTTGCAATCAAATGGAAAAGCGGAGAGCCTTTCAGGAACTGGACTGGCATGGGTGTGAACACTAACCGCGCTATCGGTCTTAACACCACCGGCGACGAAGGAGAAATGTTCGTCAACGCTGGTCCTTACGTGCATTATGCTGGCTCTCCGCAGGGTGCTGCTCTCGCGGGAGACCTATACACGGCGTATGCAAACCAGAACGGAACGGTGGGATAATGAGGTTTCTTCATTTTTCAGACACCCATGAAGACGTATCGCCGACGCTTGACGTGGTGAATCTAATCAAAGCAGGTGATTTCGATATCGCCGTTCACACTGGCGACCTGGTATACGACTACTTCGAAGGCGATATATCGTACGCCCAGATGCAGAACTACTGCTTCACGCCTGGAAATCACGACACCATCCTGAAAAGCGCGACAGACCCCGAAGGGTACCACTGGGAAATACAGCCTACCGCGCAGCAGCTTTACCAGAAGTTCTTCGCACCGTTCAAAGAAGCTCTCGGCATCACAATCGGCGTGAACGAAAGCTGGTGGTATAAGGACGTTGGCAACGTCAGGTGCATAGGGTTCAACTCGTGCGCTCGCGGTGTTGAGAACACCAAGCAGCTGGAATTCGCAAACAGAATTCTCAAGGATGCGTTCGACAGGAAGATGAACGTAGCGGTGTTCTCGCATTACGCAGACCATCGCACGTGGGTTACAGACTGCGCTTTCACTAATAGCGCACATTTCGACAAGTACGGAGTCGGAATGTCCAACACGAACTTATATCCCGCAATCGATCCGCTCTTCGACACGGTTGACAGCTACTACCGAAGTGGACTGAACGTAATCGGGTGGTTCGTGGGTCACGCGCACTCGGACGGTGTAATCACAGAGAAGGGCTACCCTATCATAATGGTCGGCTCTGTTAAAATCGACGAGTTCAACAACGTTTCCAGAAGCCTTGGCGCGTATACGTCGCGGACATGCTGCAATCTTTGCGAATTCGACGAGGAAATGAACACGCTCAAGGTCTTTCGTCTCGGCGCGGACAACGTGAGCAGCGGCGGCTATAGGCTCATGTTCTCTTACGACCTGGAAGAACGCCGTATCGCATCTCAATGCTCGGCGTACAGATAGGAGGGTGAACCATGGATGCAAACACTATCGTGTCTATCATCGGCAGCGTGGGTTTCCCTATCGTCGCTTGCTGCGGTCTTTTCTATCTCTACGATAAGACTATCAAAGACCTTACAATTACTCTCACTAAGATTGATGCTACTCTCGATGGAATTAAGAGTACGCTCGAAAAAGAAGAGGTAGAGTAATGCTTTGGGGAATCGACGTTTCTAGCCATCAGAAGGGTATAGCCGTCGATTCCCTACCCGTCGATTTCGTCATATCGAAAGCGACGGAGGGGACGGGCTACGTGAACCCTGACTGCGACAGGGTTATCCAATCGTGCATATCGAACGGCATACCGTTCGGGTATTACCATTACGCCCGAGACAACGGAGCGCACGCCGAAGCAGACTACTTCTACGAAAACACCCTCGGCTACCACGGGAAAGGCATCCCCGTACTCGACTGGGAGGAAGACCAGAGCGTAGAGTGGATTAACACATTCGTGCAGAGGTTCCATCAGAAAACGGGCGTATGGTGCTGGGTCTACGCGAACCCTTGGCGGTTCAACCAAGGTGGCGTGGAGCAGAACTGCGGCAGATGGATAGCACAGTATCCTGATGTTGTTCGTCCTGGGCTCGGGTATGAGCTTCCAGACGTTCCTGAAACGGACGGTCTCGTATGCTGCTGGCAGTATGCGAGCGACGGATATGTGAAGGGTTACGACGGAAACCTCGACGTAAACTGTTTCTTCGGGGATGCCGACGCATGGAATGCCTATTGTGGAAAACATGTTGAAAATGTTGAAAACCCTGAAAAGAGCGTGCTTGAAAACGATGACTTCATCGTTGAAATCACTCGCAAGAATTAGTATAATAAATATGCGCCGTTCGGTAAGTCGTTATCTGGAATTCGTGGTGCAAGCCCTGATACGGCTCACGATTCCTAGGGAGAAAATGCACGCTCTGTAACGCCCCGCTCGGTTAGCACCCATTTTACCAGGCGCACCGCTTCTTCGTATGATGGTGCGCCATTTTTTTTTTATTACAGGAGTGGAAATTGTATTTCGAGCCTGAAAAGACCAGAAGTCATAACGCGCTGTTCAACTACGTGCTTGGCATCCGTGGATGCGGCAAGACGTATTCTATGCTCAAATGGTGTGTGGAGAGATATTTGAAAACAGGCGAACGTTTCGTGTACCTCCGTCGTTCGGAGGAGGAGTTGAAGAAGCTCACCACCCAGAAGAACGGTCGTTTGTTCAACCATGTTCAGAAGGAATTCGAAGGTCATGTTCTGTGGGCGGAAGCTAACGTCCTCCATATCGACAAGCAGATTTGCGGTTACGCAAGCGCTTTGAGCACGGCGGGCAAGCTCAAGTCGGACGCCCTCGACAACGTGACAACAATCGTGTTCGACGAGTTCATCATCAACAAGCTTATCACGCAGCAGAGGTATCTTCCCGACGAAGTTACCGCGTTCAACGAGTTCTACGAAACCGTTGCCCGCCCTGGTTCTCGCGATTACGACGTATACTGTTGGTTCCTCGGAAACGCGGTATCTTCATCCAACCCGTATTTCGATTTTTTCGATCTGCATGTACCGTATCAGGGCAACGTGTACAAACGCGGCGATTCGCTTGTGCAGCTTGTCGCACCTCAAGACCTTGTGGAAGCCAAGAAGAACACCCGTTTCTACAAGATGCTCGAAGGTACGAGCTATGAGAAATACGCCGTCGAGAACAAGTTCCTGACCGACAGTCAGCATTTCATCAAGAAGAAGAGCAAGAGTTCTGAATATCAGTTCACACTGCTGTATTACGATGACTGCATCGGAGTGTGGAAGGACTATCGCAACGGTTGGTATCATATCAGCGACGATGTTGACAGGCAATGCAGGTTCGTGTATGCGACCACTACCGAGACGCAGCAGCCGAACACCCTATTGCTCAAGGGAGCAAAGAACAGCTACAACCTCAAGGGATTGAAACAAGCCTATGAACTGGGATGCGTTTACTATGAGAACCAGAGGTTGTATAACTGGTTCAGGGATATTGTAAGGATGGGTTTCTAATGGCAACTATCACACCCGACCTTGGAAACCTGACATGCGTATACACGTACATGGGTTGGAGCCTTGTAACCGCGCCTGATTCGAAGCAGTACAAGCTGCGTGAAGAAGCAGGAGAAAATTACGACAGCGAAGGTTTCGCAATCATCGACCAACGATATGTTATCGCCTGCACGGAAACATGGGGGAACGTCGGGGATATCATCGACTTCCACCTCGATAACGGAATGACATTCCACACCATCGTAGGCGATATAAAGTCATCTGGCGATTCGAACTACAGCAAATGGGGTCATCTGTACGGAAACTCGATCTCGGTAATCGAATTCGTGGTCAAAACTTCGCAATGGTACCCGAATCATCCTAACCCTGGTACGCCGTCATTCAAACCAGAATGGAAGGGTCAGGTAGTTTCAGCAGACAATATCGGCAACTGGTGGAGAGGATACAGTGAGAGCTATATGGCTACAGTCAGAATCGTAAATGCGAAGAAAAGAAACGGTGATGAAGTTGCTTATGTTGGTACAATTGGCGATGATGGTTATGTATATTTCAATGATGTTAATTTTTATCGGGTTAAACTAGAGGGTACATGGGAGAATAACGTCTACATTCTCAATCGAAGCCGTCATTCATGGAGCAAGACAACCGTTTTCGAGAAGCTTTCTCTTACGAACATGAACAGCGGTGCTGGTTCTACCGCCCCTGGCGGGCAAGGTGTCGAGGATGCTATCAAGTGGATACTAGATATATCCGACGATAGTTCTCATGGCTACGACCAAGGCAATCGTTGGGGGCCCGATTACGACTGCTCTTCTCTCATTTACGAGGGGTTCCGTGTAGGCGGTGGTTTTGACTTACCTACACATAGTGGGTATACTGGTTCAATGGTCAGTGACTTTACAGCAGCTGGCTTTAAATGGATACCTGGCAGTGGCAATTCTCAAAGCGAGTGTCAACGAGGAGATATATTGTTAAACCAGGGTGCTCATGTTGAGCTGTATCTTGGCGAGGGTATGAACGTCGGTGCGCATTGCAATGAGTTCGGCGGCATTACTGGGGGTCAAAGCGGAGACCAAACTGGAAACGAAATTAGCAAGGGTGCTTATTATAGTTTCCCTTGGGATGGGATTTTAAGGTATGAAGGATAGAGATGTTGTAATGCTTAGTGTGTTTATTGCATATTTACTTGTGTTGTTTATATGCATGTTTGTTGGTTGAATAATAACGTGCTGGGTATTCCTGGCACGTTATTTTGTGTTATGGAGAAGTAATGTTAAGTATGGTGTGTGTGGTTGAGTTAATAATTTGTTCTGTATAGTCATTCA